TGGAACTTCTCCCCGATGGTCAACCTTGGCTCGCTGACGCTCCGCGGCTACCCGATCCGCGAACGAGGCGCGTTTCTGATTTGCTGCCCGAACTCCGTCGGGTTCGGCGCCACGGCTGGCGGCAGCATCCTGCGGATCGGCGGCACTGCCGGCCAGGACTACGAAATCTACGTCATGGGGAACTAGCCGATGGCACTCAACGCCCAGATCGCCCTGTCCATCCTTGCCCACGAGACGTCGAACGGCGACCTGTCGCGGACGCTGCGGGCCACGCCGGCCAACTACGCCATTGCGCTTGCCGACGGCACCGGGGCCAACCAGGCGCAGGTGGTGTGGAGTTCGTCTGGAACGGCCACCACGACAAACACCGACCTCAACCTGTCCGCGATCGAAGACACACGCGACGGAGCATCAGTCACTGTCACGTTTACCGCCATAAAGGCGGTCTACGTTCGCAACAAAAGCGATTCTGTTGCGTTGAGCATTGGAGGCCCGACGAACGTGACGTCCGGCATTTGGTTTCCGGCTATCCCAATTCAGATCCAGCCCGGCGGGTGCTATTTCGTGTCAGCCCCAGGCGCCGACGGTATCTCCGTCAATCCGGCAGGCCCGCGCATTGCTCGGCTGGCCTCTGTCTCTGGAACAGCAGCCTACGACGTTGTCTTCATCGGAGAGGGCAGCGTCGCATGATCATCGGCAGGATGCGGGAGCGCGTGGCCATCCAGCAGCCCTCCGAGGTGCGGACGCCCGTCGGCGAGACGACGCTGACCTGGGCCGCGCTCGCCACGGTCTGGGCCAGCGTCGACGGCCTGTCGACCAGGGACATCCTGCAGGCCCAGCAGGCCAACCTTGTGGCGACGCACCGCATTCGCATCCGCTACAGGGCCGACGTCAATCACACGCATCGCATCGTCTGGCGCGGCCGCACGATGGAGATCGCCAGCGTGGTCGAGCGAGACAACCGCACGGCGCTCGAGATTTTGGCCCGAGAGGTGCAGTGATGGCCGTCGACAACTTTGGCCGCGCGCAGGCGTTTATCCGCATCGGAGTCGAGGGCATACGTCCGATCCTGGAGACGCTGGAAAACGTGGCCGGCGTCCTGTCGGCCGGCGAGTCTCTGGAGCGCGTCCTGGAGAGGGCGGCCCGCCCCATCCGCGACACCTACCGGGCCGCCGCCCTGCGGCATGACGCCACCGGCAACCTTGCCAAAAGCACGACGATCAAGACGAAGACGTACCGCCCAGGCGTGTCCGTCGCCATCGCCGGCCCGCGGCACACCGGCAGCCAGGGCGCCACCGGCTCGCAGGCCAGCGGCAACCACAGTTGGCTCGTCGAGTTCGGGTCCAACGGCCGCCGGAAGCCATCGTCGCGCGGCACACGCAAGACCTACGTCAACGTCCACGAGGTCATCAACCGCCGCATGACCAAGGTGGCCCGGCTGGAGGACAGCGACAAGTTCGCCCGCCGATCCAGGGGGTACTACTTCCTCATGTCGTCGTGGAGGGAGCCGACGCGGCAGGCTCGGGCCGGCAGGGGGTACACGCACGACTTCCTGCCAGACGGAGGCGTCTTCACGCTGCACCCCGGCGAGGACTACGGCGCGATGCCGGGCTATCACCTCATGGAAAACACCATTTCCGCCCGCAGGTCCCAGGCCCAGACCATCATCCGAAACGGCCTCATCGACGCCATCAACACAGCCATCGCGGGGTCTCTGTAATGCTCCTGCTCCCGGAAAAGCACATCTACGCGAAACTGGCCTCGACGCCGGCCGTCGCCCGGCTGGTTGGCTTTCAGATCTACCCGATCGCCGTCCCAAAAGGGGCGTCGATGCCGTTCGTGATCTACAAGCGGGCGAACGTCCGGCGGGAGGGGACCCTCGGGAACACGCCACTCTTCATGCCGGAGGTGTCGCTCCAGGTGGCCTCCTGGGCGCTGACCTACGAAGGTGCCAAGGAACTTTCCGACGAGGTGCGGCTGTCTCTGGATGGCCACACAGGCACACTTCTCGGGGTTACAATACATGATATGAGGCTGGTCTCCGAAGTGGACGACTTCCTCGACCCCACAGCGGTTGGGGCACAACTACCGCCGGCATACGAAGTCAGGCAACTGTTTCAGGTTCGCTGGTCCGAGGCGACCGGCTAACACAATAGCGCAAGGAGGCGCGGCGCAATGGGAACTTCGGCACAGGGACTTACGTTCACCTTCGGTGGCGCCGCCGTCACCGTCACTTCCGTCCAGGTCAATGACACTCAAGACCTCCTCGACGCGACCCACCTCGGCGTGGCCCCGAACGGCCGGCGGATCTTCGTGGGCGGTTTTGCGACCGACCGAGAGGTGCAGATCGACTACATCAGTTCGACGATCCTCACCGCCGGCACGTCCGGCGCCATGTCGATCTCCGGCCCAATGTCGTTCAGCGGCAATGCGACGATTTCGTCGGCGTCCCTCGGCGGCTCGGTCGGCGACTTCGTGCGAGGCTCCGCGACCTTCCGGCTCGCCTGACGACCGGAGGGTCCGATGGCGATCACCGCGCACGGCGCGACGTTTGTCTTTACCGGCACGCGCGGAGAGATTAGGGCAAACGTCACGGCACTGTCTGTCACGAACCCGACCGCAGAGGTCGTTGACATGACTGGGCCGTCTGACCCCCTTGGGTTTCGCATCATGGTGCCGACGGGCGACGTGTCCGGTGGCAGCATTGACGTCGAGTATCTGGCCACCGCGAACGGCGGGGTTCCGGACGGCTTTGTGTCTGACTACGGCACGCTGACGTTCGATACCCCGGTGATGTCCGTCTCGCGAAGAGTGGTGCTTGCCAGCGCTGACAAGGAGGCGCGTGTTGGCGAACTCGTTCGCGGCACGCTTCGCTTCACGCTCACGGACTACGGGGGCTAGTCGGCCATGCCAACAGCATCACAGTTGCCGGTCCGGCAAGACATAGCCGTGTTTCAGTCGACGCAGCAGGTTGTTCCGATCTCCCTCGGCGTCAACATCATCGGCATGACCGTCCTTGCTGTCGCGAGGTGGATGGAAGTCGGCGAGTACGAGGTGGCAGAGATACCGTCGACTGTCGTCTCTGCCTCGCTGGGCAATGTCTCGCTGGTCATTCCGCAGTCCCTGCCGGCCGGTCCAGCCATCACTTGGACTTTAGTCACCTACGAGCCGTCCTCCGAAGACCCTGTCGCGGCGGCGAAGACGCGCCGCTGGGGCGTGATCAACGTGGTCACGCCGTCAACGCTGACTCCGGACTCTCCGAATTATCTGAAGATCGAGATGGTTGCCGGCGACGAGTACACGTTTCAGGTCAATCTTGGCGTCGATGTCACTGGGCAGTCGCTGTACGCCATAGCCTCGTTCGTCAGCGCCGGCGAGTACGAGTCGCAGTTGTTCGGCGTGAGCGTGCTTTCGGCTGCCACCGGGCTGGTGAAGGTGACGATTTCAGAAACTGCCTCGTCCCAAATCTCGAACGACCCGAGCGCCGCATGGTCGCTGATGGCCTACGGGGTCGGCAACGCCAACACGCTGTATCGCGCCGGTCCGATCGTGTGTTACTCAAGTCCGACAACGTCGTCGGCGGGCGCGGGTTCTGGCGCAGGCCAAATTGGTTCCGTGTTTCTGTAATAGAAAAGGGTCATGCTGATGGCTTTGAGCAAGGCTGCGATTCTGGCGGCGAAGGACGTTCGGTTGAGCGACGCGATCAAGGTCCCGGAGTGGGGCGGCGACGTTTACGTCAAGACGCTCTCCGGCCTGGAGCGGGACGCCTTCGAGGAGTCCTACGCCGAACAGAAAATGAAGTCGTTCCGCGTCCGCTTCCTCACGCTGACGCTGTGCGACGACTCCGGCGAGCGGCTGTTTGCCGACACGGACACCGACCTCCTCGGCAAGAAGTCGAGCGTGGTCATCAACCGGCTGTTCGAGAAGGCCTGGAGCCACAACGCCCTGACGTCGGAGGCCGTGGAAAGCCTGGGAAAAGATTCACCGACCGACCAGAGCGGAGGTTCTACTTCCGCCTAGCGTTGGCGCTGGGCATGACGGTGAAGCGGCTCCTGACGGAGTGCGACTCGGAGGAGTTGAGCGAGTGGTACGCCTACGATCAGCGGTGGCCGCTGCCTGACCCCTGGTGGCAGACGGCGCGGCTGTGTCGGACGGTGATGGCGGCGAGCGGAAACTACAAGAGGTTGCCGGAAGAAAACATCTTCATCCCGTCGCAGGTGAGGCCGTATCAGTCGACGAACGAGATGTTTGCGGAACTACAGAAACTTCAAGGATGAAGAATGGCCCTGCTCGGCAAAATCTCCGCCGTCCTGACTGCGAACACGCAGGACTTCACCCGCCGGATTGGCGAGTCCCGGCGTGAACTGCAGGACTTCGCGCGCCAGGCCAGAGGCATCCAGTTCAACCTCAACACTAGGGCGCTCGACGGCACGCTGACGCAGTTGCAGCGGTTTCAGCGGACGCTGCGAGAAATCCAGCAACTCCAGTCCCGCGGCATTGACGCCGGCCTGCCGAATGTCGGCCGCCTGCGCGATCAGTTTCGCGCCTTTGAGGACATCGGCAGGCCGCTGACTGCCCTCAAGAACCAGATCGAGGGCCTGTCATCGTCAATTCAGGCGGAACTCTACCCCGAACTGGAGAAGATTCAGGCTGGGTTTCGCAACTTTTATCGCGATCTTGATACCGGCGCCGCAGCGTTCGACAGGTCGGCGGCTCGCGTCGACAACCTTCAGCGGAGGCTTCAGGCGCTGTCTAGGGTGACGGCTGCCGTTAGAGATGTCGGCGGGCTGGCGAGAACGCTAGATGCAGACAACACAGGCGCGTCTTTCTTTCAGGGGCGGGCGAGAGAGTCGCTTCAGCGCACCATTTCGCTTCGCGGGCAGGCGCAGAATATCCCGGCCGCGCTTCGCGGCGACGTCTTTGCAGACCTGTCTGCCCAGGCCGAGGAAAACGCCCAGAGAATTGAGCAGGCCGTGGCGCGGGTGGCCAGGGCGCAGTTGCGTATTGCCAACGGAGGCTCGGGCGGCGGGCCGACATCAAGAAACATCGAGGCCAGAGGGCGAGCGCAGGCAGAGTTGGACTCGCTCACAAGACGGCAGAATGCCATCAATCTCTCGTTTCAGCGAGAGATGGAGTCCGCCGCGATTCAGCAGATCGTCTCGCCAGGCGCCGAGCGGCAGGTTGCATCGCTTCGCGAGCGGCTCGGAAGTCTGGCGACAGAACTTCGGGCCATCAACGGACAGCAGTTCAACGGCCTGATCGCCGGCGCGGCCGCCGTCGTGGAGCAGTTCAATCGCGGAACTGCGTCTGCCAGGGAGGCGAAGCAAGCAGTGGACGCGCTGGCAGCGTCCCTAAATGCGGCAAACACGTCTCGCGGACTGCAGCAGCAGACGGAGTCGCTCCTCTTTACGCCGCGAGAGGCATCTCGTCGGCGCATTCAGTCGGACTACGACAGGCAGGTCGCCGGCCTTGCGCCAGATGACCCGCAGCGACGCGGTGCTGGAATCCAGAGGTCAGTCAATCTGTACAGAGAGCAACTGAACGCAGACGGAATCCCGCGCGCCATGGAAGCCGCGACGGCGGCTCGATCGCTTGGGACTGCAGATGGCGTTCGCGACGCCGAGAGGCTTCTGGAGATCCAGCGGCAAATCAACGCCGAACTGCGCAGATCGGCCAACCTGAATCAGAACAGGCAGTACGACCAGGCGCAGGAGAGGCTCCGCAGGGTGCAGTTGCTGCTCCAGGAGCAAGTTTTCGTCGAAGGCAGAATCACAGATCAAGTCGAGATTCGCAACGCTGCGCGAAGGCAGGAGGAGTTGTTCCTCGAATCCTCCGGCGGCCGCGCAGAGCAACTGTCGCAGGGGGCGCGTGACGCGGCGGCCAATGTCTCGGTTGCAAGGCAATTTCGCGGGCAAATTGCGTCTGGTGCGGCCAGAATTCAGATCTCTGCAGAGATCGACCGCGTCACAAACAGCATCATCGAACTGCAGCGGCAAATGGCCAGGGTTGCCGCCAGCGACCTAGGCTTCGACGAGCGCGTCGCGGAACTCGACAGGCTCGACAATGAAATCCGACAGTCGACTAACGGTCTCGCGGCGTTCGTGGCAGACCGCAGCGGCGGCGCGTTCAACACGAGGCAAATTGAGGCCTCGATGGGCCGCGCTCGCAATCAATCTGGGTCTTTGTCTGGCACTGGGGTTTTGACGGCTCAACTGGCGGCCCAGCAGGCCTTGTTTGCGATCGATGACTTCATCTCGTCGACCGGAGGCTTTGAGTACAAGATCCGCGCAATCGGAAACAACATCACGCAACTCGGCTTGCTTCTTGGGCAGTCTGGCCTCATTGCAGGGCTGACTGCGACAACCGGGCTTTTTGCCGGCCTTGCGGTTGTGATCGGCGGTCAAGCCCTGTCGGCCATCATCAAGTGGTACAACGCCGGCGTCACTGCGGAGGATCAAGCAAAAGCCCTCAACGACGCCCTGCAAAAGCAAAAGTCTCTGGCGGAAGAACTGGCCGCGTCCTTTGAGTCGCTCGGCAAGTCGATCGCCGATGGTGCATTCTCGGCTTCTGCCAAGTCCGCTCGCGACTTTGCGCTGTCGCTTGAAGAGGTTGCCAAGAAGCAGCAGTTGCTCCGCGAGGAGCAGTTCGGCGCTCTCGACCCGGCATCTGTTCAACAAAAAAGCATAGCAACATCAATTGACAAGCGGCTCCAGGCCGCCACCGATGCCGGCCAGATTGTGGCCCTGACGCAGGCGCAAACTAGGGCGCGCGTCGCCGCCAGGGGCGCCGCCAGAACAGCCGCCGGCAGGTCTCCAAATTTTGACGACGCGATAAGTGCAGTTGGCGCTGGCACGCAAAACCGCGCGGAAAGCAACCGAAGGCTTCTTGGAGCGCAACTTGACTACTGGGGTGGAGGCATTTCGTCGTTGTTCAATGGGCTTGGGTTTGCGGCCCGGCTCGCTGGGCGCGCCAATGCCCCAATGCCAGAGTCGCAGGATCTTCGCAGGCAGCGGCTTGAGGCAGCCAGAGGCGATCGCGTCGCCGAGCGGAATGCAGTTCAGACCGAAATCGACAGGCTTCGCCCACTTGCAGAGCAGGACATTGGTCTTTTCACGACACTGACAGGCACGTCCGAGGCTGTCGCGAACGCCTCTCGCGAATTTTCACGGCTCCAACTTGTGCTGATTGCGCTCAACGAGTCAGCCTCGCAGGACGACATTTCGCGATTTTTCAGGTCGGCGCGTGAGGGCGGCTTGGCCCTTGAGGCCGCTCAAAACCAAGCAGCCGAGGCCATTCGCGCTGGGATCCCGTCGGCGCTCGCGCTTTCTGGGTACATCGACAGGCTCGCTGGAGAGATCGACGCCGCCCAGAAAGAGATCGCGAAAGCGCAGCAGGAGTTTGCGCAGCGTGGCAGCGCCCCGACGCAGGCGGACTTTGACGAACTCAATAGACAGGTGTCGGCCGCGCAGGCGAGGATTGACCGTGGCCGTGCGGCACGCGAGCAGGCCCAGGCCCGCGCGGCAGAACTTGAGCAGCGACGCATCGTTGATCCGCAGTCAACGCTTGACGCTCGACGCCAGCGGGCAGAAGCGAATCTTCAGGCGTCGGGCGCGGAGTCCGGCATTATCGCGCGCAGGATCAGAGAACTTGAGGCGCGCCGCGCGCGGGCCGAGGCGGCTGTCTCGCAGCGGCCGGATAGCGCGTTCGTTCGACGTCGTGCCGATCGCGAGATTTCGGCCATCAACGAGGAGATGAAGGCGATTGAGGCCGCCACGCTCGGCCTAAAGCGGTTCACAGAGGCACTGGCCCGCGCGTCAGCGGAGGCCGAAAGCAACCTGCAGGCTGCAAGGCAGCGCGATGACGACATTCGCCGGCAAAGCCTCGCGCCGGGCCGCGGGGCGGCCTTGCCGACCCAGGCAGAGCGAGACCGCGCAAGGAGGAATGTAGAGGAGCAGCAAGTAGCAAACAGGGCTGTTGAGCAGGCCGTTGCTCAAGAGCGAGACAGGCTTGAGCGGCTCGCGCAAGATCCGCAAAACCCACTCAGCGAAACTTTTCGTCGGCTTCGAGAGATCGACGAGCAGTTGTCGTCTGGTGCAGGCACTGAACGGGAGAGGCAAAGGCTCATCGAGGAGCGCCGCTCGCTTCAGCAGCGGGTCGACAGTCAGATCGACGAGTCGCCAGCGGTCCGCGCCGCGAGAGACAACAGCACAAGAATCGAGCAGCGCCAGACGGCCGAGGACCGCGGCCGCGATCTCGCCATGACGCCGGCGCAGCGGGCAGCAAGAGAGTTCGGGCAGCAGGCCCGCGACCTGACCGCCGAAATGAATCGCATCAACGCGCCAAATGCCGTCAGAGGCGCGAACATGAGCCGCCTCGCTCTTGAGGCCGCCCAGCAAGTTGCCCCGATGGTCATGGGCTTTCGCGAGGAGCGTCTCAACGCCGCGCTCCAGGGTCCGTCGCGGGCAGCGCTCAATGTGGCCGACGTCAACACGATGGAGGGTCAGCGGGAACTCAACCGACTTCTCCGCGGTGACGACGCCAACCGCGACGTCAATCTCGTCGAACTGCAGAAGCAAACTGAAAAACTTCAGGAAGTCGTGGACGCTATCCGCGATCAGGATCGGGCCGCTGTTGTCGAACTTCGAGGGTAATCATGCCAGACATTTCCTACGGTATCTCGCTGACGGTCAACAAGGACAACCTTGTGAACCAAGTCGCCGTGTCCAACATCACGGCGGCCATGAGCAATGTTGGCCTCAAGAGCGTGACGTACACGCTCTCTACCAACACGACGAGCATCTCAACGGCAAACCTGTCGTCCGTCGGCGTGGCGTTTTTGCGAAACCTCTCAACGGCCGCCGCGTCCACGGCGCAGATTGGCATCGCTGCCGGCGGGTCCTTTGCGTCGTTCGCCACGCTCCGGGCCGGCGAGCCGCAGTTAATTCGGCTGTCCTCAGGCACCGACTACGTGGCCATCGGCACGGCCGGCACGCGGCTTCGCGTTGACATTACGGAGGGGTGACGATGCCAAAACTAGTCAAGGAAATCACGTCTGGACAGTCGAACGAGCGGTCGGCCGCCGGCGGCGGGCTGGCCGACACATCTGTCCGCACTTGGAGGGTGATTCTGTCGTCTCCGTCCGAGGCGTATGACATCCAGAACACCGTTGGCGTCAGGATCGGCGACCTGCACCCGGTCAACACCTCGGTCCCGTGCGTGTCGATTTCAGAGCGGCCAGACGGCGACTCTCGCGTCGTCAGGTTGGTCACGGCGACGTATAGCACTACGGCCGGCTCGACTCAAAATGATCCGAATTCGCAGCCGCCGGACATCCGGCCAGCGCGGTTCACCATTTCATCCGCGCCCATCGAACTGCCGGCCGACAAGTGGCGGATGATCGAGAATCACCTCGGCGCGGAAGAAATAGGAGACTTGGTAGATCCGCTCAACCCTGTCAACGATCGATACGACGGCGTCACCGTGCTTGAGCCGCTCATCACAATCAGCATTGAGCAGTTCGAGTCCAGCGCCACTGGGAACCTCATCGCGATAGGAGACATCAACAGCGACGACACTAACTTTGGCGCGCTTGAGATCAAAAAGAATAAATGCATGCTGCGCAGCATCAGCGTGCGGCCTGTCGTAGAGACATTTGGCGCAACACTATACCGCGGCTTCACTCGCTCTTACGAGTTCGCCATTCACTATCGCGGCTGGTATATCGACCAGATACTGGAGGGGTTCAACATCAAAAACCAGAACCTCAACGGCGTCGGCGTGTGGAACGAAGGGCTGAACCTCCAGCATGAGGACGGCAAGGTAGCGCAGCCGCTCAGGCTTGCGGACAACACAAACGGCAAAAAAATGAGGGCAGTCATTCCGATCGCGACTTTGGACGGCGGCTGGATGCAGCGGCCAAGCGCGCAGCCGGTTGCGCTCAACATCGACGGCACTCCAAGAAACGCCGAGGCCAATGGCGTGCTGCGCAGAAAATACGTCACGCAGTTTCAGCGAGTGTTTGGCCCCAACTTCGTCAACCTGGGCGTTCGCATTCAAGACATCCTCTAATGAGCGAAAAAGGCAACCAATTTGGGCCTGTTCTGACTGACCGCATCATTTCTGTGGTCAAGCGCGTGGAGTCTATGCCGTATGGCGGCAAGGCAGGAAAGATCCAGACGCGCTTTGAAGATATGCCTGCGCCAGGCGGCGGCCGCCTCCGCATCGGCAAGACCACGGCCACCTGGACAAAGAACACGCTGATGACGATCCCGCTCTACGAAGAGGGGACGCCGCCGAATGAAACGACCAGCAATGCCACGCTCGAAGGCTGCGTGAACCACTGGGGGACGGTGCAGGCGAACAGGTGGGTCGGCCTGCAGCGCGGGCCGAAGGGCGTCTACTACCTTGTCGTCTCGGAGTGCTGATGCTCTTTGGCTGCACTAACTGCTGCAGTTGCACCAAATGCACTGACGGCGCCCCAAAACGACTGATCGTCTCGCTGGACTACCCTCCAGGCAGCGGCGAGACGCTTCTGGCGGACGACGCGAACCCGCCGGCCTACGGCGCGGTCACGACCAACTGCGAGCCTGTTGGGAGCGAGTTCCCGATCATCTCCGTCACGCTGGACAACGCTGGCGACGGCTACACCACTGCCCCTACGCTGACGCCAACGCCATCGGGCGCTGTCCTTGTAACGGAACTTCGACGGGCGCTTGAGTCCGTCGAGGTGACGGCTGGCGGCTCCGGCTACACCACGACGCCGACTGTGTCGATTACAGGCGGCACAAAAGCAACGCAGGCCACGGCCGTGGCGGTCATCAAGGGGGGCGGCACGGCGGCCACGGTGACGGCGGCCGGAGCCGACTATACGTCGCCGCCGACGGTGTCCGCCGAAGGCGGAACGGGACTCCAGGCCACTGCGGTCATGTCGGGGTATGTCTACGAAATCACACTTGCCCAGCAGGGCGACGGCTATACATCAACGCCGACGGTGACGATCACAGGAAGCGCCACGGCGACGGCCACTGTGGCGGACGGGAAAGTCACTGGGATCACAGTCACGGCGGCCGGATCTGGATACGCCTCTGCGCCGACAGTCACGGTCAGCGGTGGCGGCGGCTCCGGCGCCGCGGCGACCGCAGTGCTGCGGTACAGAGTCTCGTCTGTAACCGTGCAGTCAGGAGGCAGCGGCTACGGCCTTCAGGCGCCGCTCATCTTTACCGGCGGCGGCGGCAGCGGCGCGGCCGGAACGCTGCAGGTTTCTGGCAGCGTTGACGAGGTCATCGTTACCGACGGCGGCGACTACTTCAACCGCCGGCGAACGGACGGAACCAACACGCAGGATTGGCCGACCGTGACGTTCTCTGGCGGCGGCGGCAGCGGCGCACAGGCGACTGCATACTTCGGCGCTGGCCCGATCAACGCGGTGTCCGTATGGAGCGGCGGCGCCTACGAGGAGCCGCCGACGCTGGCGTTTTCTGGTGGCGGCGGCAGCGGCGCAGAGGCAACGGCCTACATCGCCTACCAAAGCACCAACGAGATTGGCATCGACATCGGCAAAGCCGACTGCACGGCCCGCATCGAGACGGCGTTTTGCACCAGTACTGACAGCGAGGCATACCCACCGGCGCCGTGCGATGGCTGTGGGGGCCGCTTGTATCTAGGCCCAGGCACGACTGAACCGCCTACGGACGCAAGGTACGGCGAAAGGCTCCAAACCATCGTCATACCGCTGACGTCGGCCGCAGCCGGCTCGCCGTCAGGTCGGGCGGACGTCGGCGGGAGCCAATACCGCAGCGCAGAGGACGGAGACTTCACGCCTGGGGGCGAGTACATCTATGTCTATGTAGGTCAGGTGTGGCGGGTGGCCGGCTACATCTTTGTTCACGACGAGAGAATGTACGTCAGGCGGTTTTTTAGTCGCGTGCCGCCAACTGGAAACTGGATCGTTCGCAACCAACCAGCGTCGGCAACCAACGCCATCCTGTCTCCTGTACTGAAGCAGGGCGAAGACCTCGCCGGCCAGCCATTCTGGTGGATAGAGTCATTCAGCGTTGTGTCAGGCGGCGAGAATATGGTGGCCGGGGCTGGCGGCAACGAACTATTGTCGCCGGATGATGACGTAAACTATCCGTATCCATACGAGTCTTTATCTGCCGTCAACGCGGTGTACACCTACTCCACGCCGGTGGTCAATGCGTTTGGCAATGCCACGCTGTTCTCGTCGCCGCCGCAGTTTGCGTACACGTTCTCGCCAGTCGGCAACGGCAAGGACTACACGCTGACTGGAATCTCTATTTCTAGCGCCGGCAGCGGAGGCCCGTCGGACGGCCAGTATTACACGACTCTGTCGTTCTCCACCGGCTACCCATCACCGTCGCCGACTATTTCGTTTACCGTTTCCGGCGGCAGTGTTCAGTCTGTGTCCATCGACTCCGCGGGCACCGTTCGAGGCGGCGCCTCGTTGCAGTCGGTCGAACTGCCGGAGCAGGCGGAGTTTGCATATCCGCCGCGAATCTTGATCGGAAGAAGCACCCTCCAGGCAACTACAACGTACAGTGAGCCGACAGTGACGGCCTCGGCGCCGCCGGGGTCGGCCACCTTCTCGGTTACGCTGGACGAAGGCGTCGACGCCAATGGCAATCCATACTGGTTCGTCACGGCGGTCACGATCATTGACGGAGGGTCAGGCTACCTGGAGCCTGTAGGGCTTGATTTCTCCGTTTCCGGGCCAAACGGAGTCGAGGCGATTCCGGCCGTTGTCGTGGCATCGCCGCCTGGGCGGGAGGAGCCGACGCTGTCCATCGGCGGGTCTGGCGACTTTACGATTGCCTACACCTACGAATCGTCGTGCGACTGCTGGGTTATCTCCGATGTTACGGTGGTCGACGGCGGGAGCGGATACACAAACGGGCAGTCGGCGACCATCATTCTTGGCGAAGAAGACAACGAGATCACGGCGGCCGATCTTGTCATCAACACCGTGCTGGAGGAGCCGACAGTCACGGCGACGGTTTCTGGCGGATCGGGCGCGCAACTCACGGTGACGCTGGAGTACATCGCGTACCTCAACGTATGGTCGATCCTCTCGATCTCTATCGCCTCTGCCGGAACCGGCTATACGGACGGCGCGGAGATCGTATTTTCCGGCGGCGACCAGGGGGAATCTTACGCCTACGCGACAATCACAACCGACCAGGACGGTGCCATCATCGGCGTGTCGATCGGCAATGCCGGAGCGTTCTACGACGACACGGGGCAGGCATCGTCGGTGACGGTGAACGCCGCCGGCGCGTACTACAAGCAGCGCACGGAACTAGAGACTATATCCATCGTCTCTGGTGGGCGGTATTTCAATCGCGTCATCACAGTCACCGAGACGCCG